AGCTAATATAGGAAACGATAGGAAAGCTAAGAATTATGATTATAAATGAATTACTTTTTAAGAAACCTCCCTCTCAATTGATAGAGACACACAAAACCCAACTTTACTGTCATTTTTGTGGAAAGAATAAGGAAGAGGTTGTTAAACTTGTTGCCGCCCCAACAGCAATGATATGTGATGAATGCGTTGATGCTTGTGTCAAATGTCTTAACGAACCCGAAGCCAAGGCTGTGTTTTAGACCGCACTATATAATACCAAAGCCCTCGTACAGTTCGGCTGTCGAGGGTTTTGGGGTGCCAAATCAGGGAATGGTTATGGTTTATTTAGTTGAAAGTAGATTACGCATATCAGCCAGCTGGGATCGATTTTCTAGCACGCCATAAGACTGGCTTACTCGCAGACCAGCCTGGCCTTGGGAAAACTTACCAAGCAATAGCCGCAGCGGATAAAATTGGTGCAACCAAGATTATTGTTGTTTGCACAGCAAGCATGGTGCGGACAATCGAAAATGAGTTTCTCAAGTGGCAGACAATACCGCGTAAAATCAAGGTTATAAAAAAGGGAACCGATACGCCGATATATGATGGCGTCAATATTGTTTCCTACGATCTAGCCAGAACGAAAAAGCTGCATCAGGCGCTGATGAAAAAGCGTTGGGCTTTGCTGATTCTGGATGAATGCGACGCCTTAAAAAATCCTTCGGCCAAACGGACCCAGAAAATGCTGGGCATGAGAAATGAACCTGGCCTTGCTCAAAGGGCTGACAGGGTGTGGGGCTTATCAGGGACACCAGTACGGAACAATGCAGCCGAAATATGGCCGCTTCTTAATGCCATTTACCCTGAAGGAATTACAGTCGATGGAAAAAAATTAACGTACTGGGGTTTTGCCTACCGTTATTGCCAAGTCATCGACACGCATTTCGGCAAAAAAATCATAGGCCATAGCAACTATATACGCGAGTTGAGAAACAAGCTCGACGGTAACTTCATGCTTAGGCGCATGAAAAAGGACTGTTTACCTGATTTACCGCCAATTCGTTACGGACACATCTATGTCGATCCCGCTTCAGGTGATGCCAGAACACTCGCTGAACTGGAGAACTTTATCACTGAATACAATGATGAAGCTGGTTCAATTGAAGATTTATTAGTTAACGGAACCTTCCACCGAATAGACGGTCCTCTGATGACTATTAGACGTTTGACCGAACGGCTGAAGGTTCCTGGCGTAATAGATATTGTCAAATCGGATCTTCATAGCGGCATTGAGAAAATCATCATCTTTGCCATCCATTTAGATACCATTGAAGGTCTACTAGCTGGTTTATCCGAATTTGAATGCGTCCATATTACGGGCAGCGTTACCCAGAAAAACAGACAAGCAGCTATAGAAGCATTCCATGAAGGGTCTGCCAAAGTCTTTATAGGCCAACTGGTTGCCGCATCGCAGGGTTTAACCCTTCATGCTCATGGCAAATGCAGTGATGTAATTTTTACTTCTCTTGATTTTGTTCCAGCCACAAATTCTCAGGCGGCAATGAGAGTGCATAGAATTGGACAACCCAATTCTGTGCTTGTCCGTGTGGCTACGTTGGCTGGAAGCATCGACGAAAAAGTTTCCGAAATTCTCCTCCACAAAATTGAAATGTTAACCGACCTGATTGAATTGGATGATGCCAATGCTGCTTAACCGCTTGAACGATTACGACCTCGAAATGTTGGAATTAGTTAAAAATCCAACAAAAGAAATGCTCGATGCGCTGATTTTAAAACTGAGGGAAATCAATGAATTAAATGACAAACTTAAACTTAAATTAGATGGAATTGAAGATAGTTTGATGGAGGCGGAAATTGAACTCTGAACACGCCAGACTATCGCCTTCGAGCAGACACCGTTGGGCAGCTGATGCTTGCCCAGGCAGTGCGAGAGAAGAAGCCAGATATCCCGACAAGCCGAACAAATATTCTATTGCGGGTACGTTCTTTCATCAGTTGGCATGTGAGTGCCTTGAAACAGGATATGATGCTAAAGACTGGCCATCATTGCAGATCGCCTACGGTGTTGGCGAAAAATATCCAGAGCCAACGCACGAAGATCTTGCAGCCGTACAAATATATCTCGATCAAATTCGTTTCGATTTAGACAAGAACCCAGGTGAACTCTGGATAGAGAAAAAAGTTGTTATATCACAAGAACACTGGGGTACATCTGATGCGGCTATATGGTCACCGGAGACAGGCTTATTACGCATATATGATTACAAACATGGCTCTGGAATTTTTGTTCCTGTCGAAAACAACAAACAACTAAAAAGTTACGCGTGTGGTGTTTTCTCTCTTATTAATAACGCCGAAGCGGTTCTGGAAGTCGAGAATGTTATCATCCAGCCTAGGGCAGGGGGAAAGGCTGTTCGTAGATGGAAAGTGGACAGGGAAGAGTTTTTAACCTGGCCCAGTGAAATCGAACGTGACATTGCAGCTGCTTCCCATCCTGATGCGCCACTAAATCCAGGCAAATGGTGCAAATTCTGCAAACATGCTCCTAATTGTGAGGCGCTTAGGGAACGGGCATTAATAACCGCACAGGCAGATTTCTCAGATCTTCATATTCATCCTAGTGAACTTCAGGGTGAAGAGTTGGCGGCAGCACTGCGTCAAGCATCTATAGCAGAGACATATTTTAAAGCGGTGAGGGACCATGCGTTTGATATTGCAAAACGCGGCGGTTCTGTTCCAGGGCATAAACTGGTGAAAAAACGTCCTGTTCGCAAATGGATTAGCGAAAAGAAAGCCGCAACAATTCTAATAAACCGTGGCGTAGACCAACCCTATGCCGATCCCAAAATTAAATCTCCCGCCGCTGTAGAAAAAGAGGTGGGGGATAAAGGAATCACCAGAGATCTGGTGGTGAGCGAGAGTGGGGGTCTAACCCTTGCTCTTAATAGTGATGGTCGACCAGCTGTCGCATCAAGCGCAGCTGCCGACTTTAGTGAAAAACCCTCAATTTAGATGAAAGCGAGGAATTTAAGATGCCTAAAGATAATTCTAACGTAATTAACATTGCTTCCCGAAGGGACAACACGAAAGTGTGGACTCCTGCATTTCGGGGCGGTTTTGTTAATGTTCATAAACCGAAAACAATCCCTGGTACTCAGGGTGAACCAACCTACTCCATAGTCATGCTTTTCGATGAAGGTGAAAATTTAAAACACCTTAAAGCAGCGGTCATGGAAGCGGCGAAGGAAAAGTGGGGCGCTGATGCGAAGAAAATATCAGAAAGTCCCAAGTTTCGTGATCCGTTTAAAGATCAGGGGGAAATGGTATCAAAAACTGGCGACTTATATGCTGGTATGGTGCCTGGAGCAACTTGTGTAACGGCTTCGAGTAAGGAAAGTCATGGCCGTCCACAGGTTGTAGATCGTGACGGTAAAGACCTGATCGATCAAAGTGAAGTCTATAGCGGCGCGTGGTATCGAGCCACTATTAAAGCGTATGCCTGGGACCATCCTGTCGGTGGTAAGGGCGTTTCGTTTGGTCTTCAGAATGTTCAGAAACTTGACGAAGGTGAACGTCTAGGTGGCGGAAGACGTGCCGCTAATGATGACTTTGAACCGTTAGAAGAGTTGAAAAAGACTGGCACTGACGACGACGAAACAAGCTGGGACTAATCGTAAACAGGCGCTCTGGAGTGAACCTAGAGCGCCGTTTACCCCAAGAAGAAAGATCCTAGCAACCATGATTTGTCACATAGACTTTGAAACTAAAAGCCAAGCCGATCTAAAGAAAGTTGGCGCCCATAAATATGCAGCGGATCTCACAACAGGGATCTGGGTGTTGGCATACGCCTTCGATGATGGACCAGTTCATGTTTGGTCACCGATGAACCCAGCACCATTGGATTTACTTAACCATGTAAAAAATGGTGGCGAAGTACACGCTCATAACGCAGCGTTCGAACTCGCAATCTGGGATAAACATTGTGTCGTAAAATACGGATGGCCGCTTCTTAAACCGGAGCAGTGTCGCTGCACAATGGCAATGGCCTTAGCAATGGGCCTTCCTGCGTCTCTTGATGCAGCTGCTAAGGCCGTAAACCTTACAATTGAGAAGGACGAGGAAGGTAAACGTTTAATGTTGCGGATGTGTCAGGCCGCAAACGATAACTGGTCTGACGGCGATGTTGAACGTCTTGCGGCGTACTGTATTCAAGACGTCGAAGTGGAACGCCAACTGGAAAAACGGTTGGCCCCATTATCCAAGCGGGAACAAATGATATGGGAAGCAGACCAACATATTAATGAGCGCGGTATTTTTGTAGATATTCCAACAATTCAATCCGCAATTGATATTGCTGGGTTTGAAAAAGAAAAGCTCAACAAAAAACTTCGTAAATTCATTGATATTAATGCATCACAAGTTGCCGCCATTACAACGTGGGTGAATGAACAGGGTTACGAACTGCCCAGTTTAACCAAAGCGGATATGGCGGCGGCGTTGGATGACAGAAAATGCCCCGCAATTGTAAAAGAAGTTATTGAAATCCGTCAGGAATTTGCCAAAGCATCCAATGCCAAGCTACAGGCAATGGCAACTGGCGCTGACAACGACAATCGAATTAGAGGCACCCATCAATACTGGGGAGCGCATACAGGGCGCTGGGCTGGTCGGCGTATTCAACCTCAAAATCTACCAAGACCCACTTTGGAAAACGATGAAATAAACGACGCTATTACCTTAATAACGTCTGCGCCAAATAAGCTTAAAAAATACGGACAACCTCTTACAGTTTTATCCAACTGTATTCGTGGCATGATTACTGCGCCTGAAGGTTATGAACTGATAGCTGTCGACTTTTCACAAATTGAAGCGCGTGTTCTGGCATGGTTGGCAAACGATACTTCAACACTGAACGTTTTTAACCGCAAAGAAGACATCTATCTGGACGCAGCCAGTAAAATATACGGCGAGGAAATTACCAAAGACGATGATTTAGAGAGGCAAGTCGGCAAGGTCGCAACCTTGGCACTTGGTTACCAGGGCGGCGTAGGAGCCTTCCAGCAAATGTCGAAAAGCTATGGCTTGAAGGTGACCAACAAAAGGGCCGACACAATCAAAAAGGCTTGGCGCGAGTCTCATCCCGCCATCGAGAAATTCTGGTACGAGACCGAATACGGTGCAGTCTCAGCCTGTGCGGAAGGTATCAAAGAAGTAAAAGTTTCAAAGCATATCACTTTTTTAAAATCAGGTTCCTTCCTGCAATGCAGATTACCCTCTGGTCGGAAACTGACTTATCCATATCCCCATGTTGAGGTGTGCGGGTTCTATAAAAAAGGCACCAGCGTTAAACAGGTGCGGGAACATAACCTTGTCAGGGATGTTGAATATATCGACAAGGACGATTCCAACCAGACATGGGAAAAACCAACCCTTTTTTATAGGTCCGCAAAAAACGGCCAGTTTATACAGCACTCCACATACGGCGGTTCTTTAGTCGAAAATATTACACAGGCTATCGCCAGAGATTTACTGGCTTGGGCAATGATGCGGTTTGAAAAGCACGGCTTGAAAATAGTCATGCATGTTCACGATGAAATTGTCGTGGAAGCCCCCGAAGGTTCAGTCGATCTGAACCACGCGCTTGATTTGATGAAAATAACTCCGTTTTGGGCTGGTGGATTACCCCTCGCAGCTGATGGATGGATAGCAAAGAGGTTTAAAAAATAAATGAGTAAAATCGAAACAGCCCTGCGTTTGGCCAGTGAAGGCTTTCACGTTTTTCCCTGCGTTCCAAATGCCAAAACACCAGCCGTTACTGCATGGCAGGAAAAAGCGACAACGGACCAATCGATTATTCGTAAATGGTGGGAAAGCGACAATGATTTTAATATCGGTATTTACACAGGATCTTTTAACGGCGGTGAACAGTCTCTGATTGTCGTCGATGTTGATGTAAAGGACGGTAAGCCAGGGCAGAAAACCTATAAGGAAATCAGAAACAAACTTGGCCTCAATACCACTCGAACCAATATAACCACGACCAAAGGACGGCATTTTCTCTATCTTTCCAATACCAAGGTTAAATCATCTGCTGGTTTGCTGGGCGAGGGGATCGATATACGCTCTTACGGAGGGTATGTGATTGGTCCCAGTTCAATTATCGACGGTATAGAATATACCAGCGACTGGACCGACCTGATGAAAGCGCCGCAATCGCTTGTTGATGCCTGTGGCAAACCAAGGGAAAAAGGTAATGTCGAACAGGCCATTGACGATCTTGATACTGATGGAGCCGTCGAAAGGACCATAGATTGGCTAATTAACGGCGCACCAGAGGCCACTGAGCATAAAAACGGCGACCATGATACCTTCACGGTGGCCTGTCGCGTCAAAGATTTTGGTATTTCGCAGGGTTTAGCCGTCGATCTGATGTACGACCATTGGAATACCGCTAAGGCTTTTCCGCCCTGGCAGTATGCAGATTTGGCCACCAAGGTTTCCAACGCTTACCAATACAGCGTTAATCCACTTGGTATCGCCAATGCACAAGCCGACTTTCCAGAGGATTTATCAAAAATACTGCCGCCGTTAACGCCTAAACAAAAGCTGTATTATGTGAAGCCCAAAGATATCAAAACCGATACCGACGACATTCATTTAATCGAAGGTCTGTTATCCCATAACGCAATGACCGTTCTTTACGGTGAAAGTAATGTCGGTAAAACTTTCGCTGCTCTTAAATTTTCTTACTGCATAGCGACTGGAACACTTTTTCAAAATCGTCAGGTTGAAAAAGGCGCAGTTGTATACGTGGCCTGTGAGTCGAGCCGCTCCGTTCTCGACAGGGTTGTAGGGTTAAAGGAATACTACAAAAAAAGTAACTTCGATCTAGCCGTTGTTCCCTGTCCGATAGATCTCCTGAACCCCAAGAACGATGTTGATAACCTGATTAATCTAATAGCGGACGTCAGTTCCGATTTGGGCAACGTCAAACTTATCGTTATCGATACTTTGAGTAGGGCCATCAGCGGCGGTAACGAAAACAGTCCTGATGATATGGGCGCGTTTGTTAAGTACATCGATAAAATCAGGCACAGTATGAAGGCCCATATGATGGTCGTTCACCACGCTGGAAAAGACACTGCGAAGGGGGCTAGAGGTCACAGTTTACTCCGTGCCGCGACCGACACCGAACTCGAAGTGGTTCGATCAACGGGGTCATATTCCATAAGAGTAAGAAAACAGCGGGACATGGATGCGGGAAACGACATCAGCTTTCAATTAAACGTGGTTGATATCGGGGTAAATCAATACGGCAAGACTATCACCACTTGCGTCATGCAGGAACAGGAGGTTTCAGCTGCCGAAGATTTTAATGATCTTCCCGATCTGACTGATCGTGAACAGATACTTATGGACGTTCTCGAAGCCAACGAAGACCCAGATAACAGCCTTGAAATGGATAAATTAAGACCTCTTTTGAAGTCACATTTAGGCTTTTTTCAGGGCAAAAGTCATCGTGCGTTTTGTAACGCAGTGGTGACAACCGTCACAAAACTTGTCACCAAAGGTTCAATCAAATTCAACAAGAAAAAACAAACGGTTACGCGCTGCGTCACCACTGTCACAGATGATGTCACCGTTCATTAAGTCACAAAACGGGTGTGTCACCCCCCGTCACACCCCCCCTAAGAGGGGGTGTGATGGGTGACAACCCAAAGGATGACGAAAATAAACATCGATTTCAGCAATGGTTTGAAATCTAAAAAGTTAAGTGCGGAGAATATATGGACGACGTAGATCGCTGGGAACAAGCACAAAAAGATTTTCAATTCGCAACGAAAGAGACACTCGAAAATGCGAAGTGGAACCCTGATCCAATATTACAATGGGCTGAAAGCGGACTACTGAACGGTGTCCTTGAAGGCAGCGTTATGGAAATTCGTAAAGCAATTGGTTATCTGGCCAGTGACACTGGTATGCAGACAGTCAACTACGCTTCACTTGATTGTCCTGGCGGTAAATCCACCAGCCGCTATACCGACGAAAGCTCAGAACCCAAATATGTAAAACGATATATGGATTGGACCGTTGTTGTTATATCCCGATTTGGTAATGGTGGTTTTAGGCTGGTTACCGACTGCATTACTGACGGCGCAAAATGCGATTGGGATTTATTCCATTCGGCTATCAAATTGTTTTAGCCAATGAAAAAGAAGATGCCGAACCGCCGACCTTGTATTAATAGCCGCACCGATCATTTCCACTTTTCAGTAGGTTTCGATCCAGACACTGGTAATCCAGTCGAGTTCTTTATAACTGGGCGCGGAAAAGTCGGGCAGGAACTCGATATCGAGCTTTATGATTTAAGCGTTAAGGCATCGAAACTGATGCAAGGGGAGTGATAATGCTCTGTCCGAAATGTCATGGCACTGGCAAAATTAAATTTAGTTATACGCAGCGGTATACTGTTTTTAATAATTGTGATTATGAAGGATGCGTTGGGGGTATAGTAAATTGTTGCGACGGCATTCAGGAACAACCAAATAACTCTTGTAATAGTGACAGGTCACAGTATAATGTGACAGGTCACTCTTTAAGGCGTATTAAGCAGAATGAAGAAACCAAAAAGCATGGCTGAACGGAAACGAGAAAGCCGCGAACGTTTAAAGCGCCTTGGGCTTGTTGAGTATCAGGTTGTTATTCCTGATAATGCCGAAAGCAGAGAAGCCATGAGGAAAAAAGCAGAACAGCTTTCAAAAAATTACGTTCGTAAAAACACTACCTGATTGGAGATATCCAAATGTCAAATACAGCCGTCGCATATTTTCGAACCAGTTCCGCTACTAACGTAGGGTCTGATAAGGATAGTCTCAAACGTCAACAGGAAGCGGTAACGTCTTATGCAGCTGCCAATGGCGTTGAGGTCGTTCGAGAGTTCTATGACGCAGCTGTCAGTGGTGCTGATGCTATTCAGGATAGGGAAGGGTTCTCTGATCTGTTGACATATGTCGCTGGTAATGGCGCTCGAACTATTCTTGTAGAAAATGCTTCAAGGTTCGCCAGAGACTTAGCAGTGCAGCTGACTGGGCATGAGATGCTCAAGCAATTGGGTTACGAGCTTGTTCCTGTAGATGCACCTAAGCATTTTACAGATGATACGCCTACGGCAACAATGGTACGCCAGATATTAGGCGCAGTTAGCGAGTTTGAGAAAGCTCAGGTTGTATCAAAGTTGAAAGCAGCCAGAACCAGAAAGCGGGTAGAGACTGGCAAGTGTGAAGGCCGTAAGAGCCACAAGGAATTAGATCCAGCGTTGGCGCGTGAAGCGAAGCAACTTCGGTTGCTTGGGTACAGCTTGGCAAAGGTTTCTGAACTGTTGTTTGAACAGGGTCACAAGACCTCTAGTGGTAAAGCATTTGCTCCAGCGCAGATCTCACGTTTGATTGCTTAATAACTATATCTTGTAGGTCGTTTATTGATTAACACCACATGTAGTTGACAAATCCCATAAAAAAGGTGTAAAACAGCGCTGGGCTAGTGTGCCTAAAATTTATTTCTCCCAGAGTAAGTTTTATAGTTCTGAGTTCACCCTCGAAGAGCAGCACACACTAGCCTTTATAATGTGTATCCTCGTTTGGCCCAGTGGCCCGCCTGCTGGGCCATTCTTTATTCGGAGTGACAGTGAAGAAAACTAAAAAGATATGTGATGAAATACTAGAACGCTTTGGCGACGGTGAGTATTTGCGTCACATCTGCACTGGCAAAGGTGTGTATCCTGACCAGGCTACATTCTGGAGATGGCGTCAGAAGGATAGGGATCTTGCAGAACAGTTCATGTCGTCGCTAATAAAGAATGTATCGGCATTGTTGGAGAAGTCGGAATTGTTAATCGAAGATGCGTCAACCAGAGATGAAATTCTAAAGGCCGACAAGATGCTGAACCATTACCGCTGGAAGGCGGAGAAGCTGATACCTTCAATGCAGGCCACAAGCAAATCACTGGTCGAACTTCAAGGATCAGTTGGAAGTTATACGGTCAGCTGGGCGGAAGATGCTGTGGCTAAGTCTCAACACCAGATTGAAGCCGAAAATTTGACACACCAAACAGCAACCGTCGCGCGAAAAAACCTGGTGAACTGACCCAAATTTTACTAATTCTCCAGAATAAGTAAAAAGCGCAGAAGTCTGGGCCTTTCAGAGGCGGCTGTAGGCGCTAAATACGACCTTTTGGACCAAACCTACCCCCCTTTGACCTGGACCCACCCCCGCTGAGGCGAGGGGCGGTGGCGATGATGATGGTAGGATACAAGGAGCCGCGTCATGCTGCTTTCACTATTACTCATTTTATTATTTTAGGAGTTACGAATGCCAAAAGTTGGTGGGCGTCAGTTCGGCTATTCCAAAAAAGGGAAAGCGGCAGCTGCGTCATACGCTAAAAAGACGGGCAAGAAGGTTACCAAGCGGAAATCCAAGAAGGCGTAATGTCTGGTTTCCGCATGGTTATCGAAGGGGTGCCAGTACCGAAAGGACGGCCAAGGTTTGGTCGAGGGCATGTATACACCCCACTAAAAACCAAGAATGCGGAATCTCTTATTTCTACCGTTGGAAAGCAAATGATGGCGGGTAAAAAACCATTTACTGGTCCTGTCAAAGTTGACGCTACTTTTATGGTAGACGTTCCAAAGTCATGGCCTAAGAAGCGCCAAGGGATGGCAATAAACGACATTCTTTTGCCGACAAGTGCCAAAGTTGGTGATGTCGATAACCTTTTAAAGACGGTAACGGATGCGATTAACGGCATTGTTTACGAAGATGACCGCCAGATTATTACCGCCACAGCAACGAAATTATATACCGCAAATGGTAGCGCCAAAACGATAGTTGAAATCGAGGAAATCGACACGCTGCCAGATATCCCAACCCCGCTGGATAAGCACGATATTCAATAATGATCGATTGGCGGGAGTTTGTTCTTGCTGTTTCCAGCGTACTTATTTTCGGGTTCCTGCTTTGGTTAATTCTTTAGCAAAGTGATGGAATACCATAGCCCCTTGGAAATCAATAAGCTGTCCGCACGAATAGTAGGCTGTAATTTAAGGGGCGATAGGGAAGTTAATGATTTTTACGCAACATCCCGACCTGTTACTGAGGCATTATTAAAGGTCGAGAAGTTTGAGGGTGGTATTTGGGAACCCTGTTGTGGTGAAGGGCATATATCAAAGGTCTTACTAGAACACGGTTATAACGTAATAAGTAGTGACCTAATTGACCGTGATTATGGCACACCCCATATTGATTTTCTTTGCGAAGCTTCAGAATGCGATAACATTATAACGAACCCGCCGTATAAAAATGCTTTGGATTTTGCGGAAAAAGCAGTCGAACTAGCCCGTGGAAAAACAGCGCTTTTATTAAAGCTGAACTTTCTTGAGGGGCAGCGGCGTAGATTATTCTTTAATAAAACACCGCCAGTCCGTGTCCATGTTTTCTCTGGACGGCAAACACTAATGAAGAACGGTGATGATTACAGTGGCCGTAGCGGAATGATGGCCTTGGCTTGGTTTATCTGGGAAGCGGGTAATACAAATTCACCAACGGTGCATTGGATCTAATGTCTAGAACCACAAGTATAGGAAACAAGTCGTAGCGATAAGCGCAAAGGCGTTTCCAAACCGTTTGGGTTTGGATGTTTGAGCTTCAACCCCAGAAGCCCGTTGTGAGTAAGCGATTGGCACATGACCTGGTTCCACTTCTAAAGAACGCCAGTGCTTTAGTTCAGCGGTTGATGAGAGCGGTGGGGGATCAAATCGTTCCATGTCTTATTATAGACTAAAGGCAATGTATGACCAAAAAGAAAACAGCCAATAATATAGTAATTCCATACACGCCTAGACCCCTACAAAAAGAGTTTCATCTAAACGCCAGACGCTGGAACGTCGCAGTTTGCCACCGACGTTTTGGTAAAACGGTTATGGCCGTTCAATGGTTGGTTCGCTCTCTTGTTGAATGTCAACATAAAAACCCTCAAGGCATGTTTATCGCGCCAACATTCGGGCAAGTCGAAAAAATCGCTTTTGAATATCTGAAGGAAGCCACAGCGGTTTTCCCTGGAGTGAAGTACAACCTCGCCAAGTTACGATGCGAAATACCGCACCCCCAGCTAGGCAAGATATCCATCTATTTGTTAAGCGGCTCCAACGAAAGCAGCGAACAAATAAGGGGAATGTATTGTGATGCTGTAGTTCTGGATGAATTTCAGGATATTCCAGCAAAAGTATTTCCACAGATCGTAAGACCCGCTTTGGCTGATCGAAGAGGAAAGTGCCTCTGGATTGGGACACCTAAAGGCGAGAACGCTTTTAAGTCGGTCTATGATCAGGCCGTAGCAGAAGTAGAAGCAGGAAACCCTGATTGGTATGGGTGTAGGTTTCCAGCCAGCAAGACCAAAGTATTACCCCAAGCGGAACTGGACGAGCTTAAAGCTCAAATGTCCGACAATGAATATGCTCAAGAACTGGAATGTGATTGGGGTGCCAATATTACAGGTGCCTATTATGCCGACCAGCTGAGTAAAGCAGAAGCTGAAGAGCGAATTGGCAACGTGAATTACGATGAAACCATGTTGGTTAATACCAGCTGGGATTTAGGCGTAAGAGATATGACCAGTATTTGGTTCTGGCAAGAAACGCCATCGAGCCAAATCAGGCTTATAGATTGTTATCAAAGCAGTGGTGAAGGCTTGGCCCACTATACCCAAGTGCTTCAGCAACGGTCTTTTGATAAAGGGTATTCGTATGGTGATCACTTGTTACCTCACGATACCGACTCCCGCATCATGGGTGCAACAGCACAACGTAGGTCAGATATATTAAGACAACTTGGACTATTACCTACAATCGTGCCAATGCGAAAAGTTGCGGAAGGTATTGAAGCAGTTCGGGCGTTATTGCCCAGATGCTGGTTCGATGCAGAGAATTGTGCCGAAGGTTTAAAAGCCCTTCGGCATTATCGCGTTAAGGAGAGTAGTGGTTTGCCGCTGCATGATTCGAGTTCGCATTTTGCAGACTCAATGCGTTATCTGGCAATCGGGTACAGAGAAGGTATGTCCAAATTCGGATCTTATCGGAAACCCTGGGATCAAAAGATTGAGTATCCAAATTCTCAACAGTTTGTGTGAGTTCGGAAAATCACTCTGGTGTTCGGTCTTTTGGCACAAATTAAGTTTAATTAGAGGTGATCGCTTTCTTACGTGCAGCCGTTGCGGCCATCGTTTGATCGACCCAAACCAACTTGAAGATGAATAATGCCAGGATTATTGGATAGGGTCTTACCCTCAAATAATAGAATACCACGCGGACTAGACCCCCGTCAGCGTAACAGGTACGCCCGTCAGTTAAGGTACGGTGTAGATCCATCGGCCCAATACGCAACGTCACCTGTTTCGACAGGTATTTCAAATGTCATGCAGGGTGCGTTTGATTTCAGTAGAGCCAATCCAATCGATGCGGCGGCACTGGCCGTTTCACCTGTTCCAATTGCAGGAGACATTGCGGGCCTGTTGAACGATGCACGTCATTATATGCAAAACCCCGAAACACGTTCGCTGGGAAATTATGCTTTAAGTGCAGCTGGTGTGCTTCCGTTAATACCTCCAGTTATGGGGGCTACAAGAGCGCTTCGTCCATCACAGGTCGATATGCGTATTCGCCAGATGGCTTATGAGAACGACGTCAGGCATGGTGCGATTAACGAAAATACTCCAGGCGTTGATCCTGACGAAATCAGGGCCATCAAAGCGGAACAAGCGGCGGAAGCTGGGCCACAACCAAAAGGTTTATTAGACGACACCCCAAGAGGCGCAGCGCCAGAACGAACTGATTATAGCCTGTTGAGGTTCAGAGCGCCCCAAGGATCATCTGCACGTTTCAATAAATTGATGGAACGTTTTGAAGCAGCACCAGAAATGGCTGACGAGATGCGGAGTATTGTCAGAGCGGGGGAAGAAGTAGGACGCGAATGGTATAACACCGAAGCTCTCCGCGATATGTTCATCAAGGAGTTAGGGCCGAAGGCTGGTCCTGAAGCCTGGAAAGAGTTTATGTGGTTGGTTGGCGCGACGTCGACAGGTTCTAAAGTACCGCCGAACATCAGAAATGCCAGTTACTGGTTTACTAAAAATAGGCCAGGAGATAATTCAGGGGTGGGGGCGTTAAGCCTTGATGCCGACGCATTGCTGGCGGGTGAAATGGTTCCTCCAGTGGGGTCTGGTTATGGCCATAAGATGCAAAGAAATCAGGCCAAGAACGTTGGCAAGTATGTAACGGGTGACTGGGGTCCGACAGCTGATCCCAGACTGAACCCTAAACCAAGGGGCTTTACCCAGAGTTTATTAGGGGGCCGACGAAACATAGCAGCCGATAAACACTTTATGCGCTTAATGTCCATGATGAGTGATGACCCTGCCTTTCTGCATGGATCAGCGGAAATCTCAAATGATTTGGTTAAACGGTTACGCGACCAATTCGGTAAAAAGATCAATCCCTTTATAACCAAGCGGGATGTCGATGGTAAAACAGTCCACAATTTTAATGCGAAGGCGGCTGTAAAAGGCAAGAAGGGGTCAAAGACCGTTAAGGCGGCAAAGCCAGTTGACGGTGTGTATGACTTTATAAAAAAGGAACGATCCGTTTGGGAGGATATGCCCAACGCCAACGAATATAAAGCGTTCGAGGATTTTACAAACAAGCTGGCCGGTGAAATGGGAATGACTGGTCCTCAACTCCAGGCAGCGTTCTGGATGGGTGCCGCTCAACGAACAGGTGTCGATCCACTTTCACAACGGACATTTATGGAAATATTTAACGATCTTGCTTCCCAACGTGCAGCCGAACGCGGTCTGTCAAAACAGCAAGTGATTAAAAACTTTATGCGGCGAAACCAGCCCCTGGCTCTGCCATTAGCGGCAGTTGGTGGAGCGGGCTTACTGGGTGCTGGAGAAGATTAAAGGCGGTTTGGTAACGGGCCTTACAGCAATGAGGATGGCCTGCAAATAAAACCGTTCTAACCCCTCGCAGCCGAACGATCCGCCTGCGTTTATTGTACTAAATTTAACCCTGAAAGGCAACGAAATGAGCATACGATTAGAAGTTTTAAGCAGAGAAATTCTGGAGAGGTTAAACGCTCTGGAACGGAAAGTTGAAAGCATCACCATTCCCATCAATGAAATTAGTGTTGAACCCGAACCCAACGGCCAACTCGTACCGAAGCACATCATGTTCGGCAAGTGGGGTTTGGCGAACGAGGACGGCGAAATGGTTGATTCTGGACCTTATTCAAAAGATGCAGCGATAAAAGCTGCTGAGATGGCTTCATAAATTGGCACGATCTAAGAAGGTTTCGAAAGA